AGCAGAATCGGAGCCGCCTGCTCCTTGCCGATGTATCCAACGATACCACACATATTATATTGTTCCTCCTGAAATCATTTCAGGACAAACACGCAGACCATTTGCCTGTGCTTTTCCCGCAGCCCCTCTGTTTTGCAGTTACCCGCATATTTCTGACTGCGTCACGCGCGAAAAGCGGCACGGAAGCGCATCCGCCGATCACTTCGATCACGCTTCACCTCGTCATCCTGCCGGGAGTCTGTTTTCTTCCGCAGGAACACGGCGCTTGTGATGGGAATGTCCCATAGTCCTCCTTTCCTTTCTGCGTCTATGCCATTATACTGTATTTTGCAGGAAAAAGCCACTGCTTTTTTCCGCGCGCATTTCCTCTTGACAGGCATGGTATAATATGTTTACAGTATCCGCAGAACGGAGGTGTGCAGGATGGCGGGCGATTCGGTCAAGATTATGGCCAGAAATCAGAAGGCGCATCACGAATATTTCATCGAAGAAAAATTCGAGGCGGGCATCGAGCTGTCCGGCACCGAGGTCAAGTCCATCCGCGCCGGCACTCTCAGCCTCAAGGAGGCCTGGTGCCAGATCAAGGACGGTGAGCTGTACATCCGTCAAATGCACATTGCGCCGTATGAGCAGGGCAACATTTTCAACAAAGATCCTCTGCGTCCGCGGCGACTGCTGATGCACAAGCGCGAGATCGCGCGCCTGTTCGGCAAGGTCAAGCAGGACGGCTACGCGCTGATCCCCCTGTCGGTCTATTTCCGCGGCTCGCTCGTCAAGGTCGAGATCGCGCTGGCAAAGGGCAAAAAGCTCTACGACAAGCGCGAGGATGCCGCAAAGAAGGACGCCAAGCGTCAGATCGACCGGGCAATGAAAGGAAGGTAACTCAAATGGCAAATCCCATTGCGACCATTACCATGGAAAACGGCGGAAAGATCGGCTGTGAGCTGTATCCCGAGAAAGCGCCGCAGAGCGTCCGCAACTTCATCTCTCTGGCAAACAAGGGCTTCTACAACGGCCTGATCTTCCACCGCGTCATTTCCGGCTTCATGATCCAGGGCGGCTGCCCGGACGGGACCGGCATGGGCGGCCCGGGCTACTGCATCAAGGGCGAGTTCAAGCTCAACGGTGTCAAGAACAACCTCTCGCATAAGCGCGGCGTGCTGTCCATGGCGCGTGCGCAGTCTCCGAACTCCGCCGGAAGCCAGTTCTTCATCATGCATGCCGACGGCGAGTTCCTCGACGGCCAGTACGCGGCCTTCGGCAAGGTGCTCGAGGGCATGGACGTGGTCGATCAGATCGCAGCCGTCAAAACCAACGCGCAGGATCGTCCGCTCGACGAGCAGAAGATCGCGTCCATCACCGTGGATACGCAGGGCGAGGAATATCCGGAGCCGGATAAGCTCCGCGACCCCTACGGGCGTTTCTGATTTCAAGAGTTTCAGGCTGACCTTCCCGCGCGGTTCGTCCGCGTGGGAAGAAGCCTCCTCGATACGGGGCTGTACTGGTTTCGACGGGGGCAGTGAGGCCGGATAAGCGGGCGGAGGTGTCTGACCTCCTTAAACCGGGCAATTTTTTCAAATTAACTGACAACTCTAAAGTTGCTCTGGCTGCCTAATTAGGCGCCCATCCTCCCCGGGAGGGCCACGAACCGGGCTTGGGTGTGATCTGAGTGGCGAACGTGCGGCGGGTAAGAGTTGCCTCGCCCATGCATCATGACTCTACCAAACCGTCGAGTGTGTTTGTTCACGCCTCGGTAAGGGAATGTAAATAACAAACTGCGCCCGAAGAAAGTCCGGTCAAGTTGCTTTCGGACAGGGGTTCGATTCCCCTCAGCTCCACCAAAACAATATAATCCGAACCTTGTGCCGATTGGTCATGGGTTCGGATTTATTGTTTTTATAGAAGAAGTTGAAGACTGGTAATAAAGAAACCGGGAGGACTGCCGATCAGGGCAATCCTCCCGGTTTCTTTATGTAGATGCACTGTCTGAAATCTCCTTCTTTGCTTTCCATTCGGCAAATGCCTTTTTGCCACCTTCGCTTTCGTAGTACTTCTGAATTACCGGAAGCAAACTCCGTGCCAGCGATTCAAAGACGTATTCCGGAATTTCGGCTGCATCCATGCTGTTTTGAATATTCGCTTTTTCTGCGTTCACGTAGTACCTCCTTTATCGCTTCTGTAGAACATTTAGGCGCATTCGGGGACAATCATAAGAAAAGATATTCCCCTGTGTTTTCTCGGCGCTTGTGGGGCGGAAAACACCTTGTTTTCGACCTTTATTCATGCAATATTGCGCCATCCTCTCTTGGCTGAATCAGCTTTGCGTCCGCTGGGTAGTTCAGCGTAATGAGGGCGGGTTTGCCCAAACCCTGCTTGCGCCGAACAATCAAACCACTGTACTCCAGTTCCCGGAAAATCCGCGTGGCGCTCTGGCGGCTGCGGTGGAGCTTGGTTTGCGCCTGTTCCAAGGTGAAGTACAGCCGGATCGTGCCGTCCGGCTCGACGTAGCCGTTCTGCCGGGAGATGCTGGCTCTGTCCAGCAGCAGCGCATAGAGCACCTTGGCGTCGTTGCTGATGTCCCGCAGGGCTTCGTCTTGGAGAAGGAACCTCGGCAGTGGTACATAGGACGCCGCTGGGCTCTGCACCGTGAGTTTGCAAAAAGTTTTCATCTGACCTCCTGCCCCATCCATCAATCCATCCATTTTTGTGTTGATAGATTGATTCTCTTGTATCTTGATTTATTTCTTATTAGCGATGGGGCTGTAACCGACCAGACCATCAAAGCCCAAGCCGGGAATATGCAGCACATCCGAGGGCTGAAGAGTTACAGCGAACTCCTTATCCTTGATGGCTTCGTCCGAGCCACGGTAATAGGTGTAGTAAAGCCGACCGGTTTCGTCTCTATCCACCGACATCTTGTTCGGCATCAGCGGATACAGTGCCACGATCTCGTTCTTGCCATTGCGGATGATTTGTGCATAGGCATTGCCCCACAGGAGCAGGTGCGTCATGAGTGTCTCCCGGAACACGAAGGAACTCATTTCCGGGTTCGGCTCATCGTGGAGTAGGTGGTAGAGCGGATGGTCGAGCGCCATTGCCTTGCCGCCGGTGTCGGTGTATTTATAGAGGTGCAGCGGCAGCCCCGCCACCGCCTCCGACAGGATGCGGACGCAGGAATATACTGCAGTCATCTGCATTGCCGTGCGTTCCGTCACTGCTTTGCCGGATGTCGTGCCTCCGAAGAAAAAGGCATAGTTACTGCCTGCTGTTCTGTTTTGAGGCTTGTCTCTGGATTTGAAAAGGCCTGAAAAGATACCCATGTGCATCACTCTCCTTCAAAATGGGCATAAGAAAAGCACCTGCTCACATACGAACAGATGCTTTGAAGAAACTCTATGACTGTTTATTCAACGATTGAAAACTGGAACAAACCTGGATCTGTAATATGAATACCACATATTTTCCCGTTACGCTCTTTTAGAATCAATAGACAGGATGGATCGTTTTCCACACAATCTTTCTGGAACAATACGATACATTCGCCATTATTTGGAGAAGTGATTATTCCTTTTTTGGCTACAACGAATGCCTTGGCTGATTCTATAGCGTGTGATTTTTGAATGAGGTAATTCTCGATTTCATCATTGCCTACCATTACATCGAATACCCAATGAGATGAGTATTTACAATCAGGCGAGAGAATGGCGGATAAGTTCTCAAAATTGTTTGTGTTGTAGCAACGCATTACGAATTCAAGCAGAGACATATAAACCTCCATGTTGTTTTGTTTTTACAAAATTTTCCTGTTAACACTGCAAATGAATTACTCGCCGAGCAGCCAGTCGATGAGGTTTACGGATTTGATGCCATCATATGAAGCGTCAAGACCTGGTTCAAGGGACAGCACGATTTTCTCGTAGTTGTCGCGGATGCTTTGCAGCGGTGCAAGTTCCCGTTTCCGCACGTCCTCGCTCATCATGGACTCTGTCACCTGGATATACTTTTTCTCGTCGGCGGTCGTTGCGATGAAGTCAACCTCCGCATTGCCAATCTTGCCAATCGCTACATCATAACCCCGGCGAAGCAGCTCAAAGTAAACGACATTCTCGATGGCATGACCACTGTCCCGATTACGGAAGCCCAGCAGATAATTGCGAAGACCGATGTCAACGATATAGTATTTTCCGAGCGTGCGGAGGTAGGCTTTGCCCTTGATATCAAAGCGTTTGATCTCGTAGAAGAAGTAGCTTTCCAAAAGCGCGTTCACATACGCCTGTACGGTATGAGCACTGGGTGTACCCTTGCGTTTGCCATCGTCCAGAAGTCCTTCGTTGACCAGTGTGTTGCCGATGGAGGCAATAGAAACACTGGAGCCGATATTATCGGCAAGGAACAGGATGATCTTCCGAAGCAGTGTGGGGTCTGTGATTTGTTTTTGACCTCTGCGCTTTTCCCGTTCCAGAATGTCACGAATCACGACTGTGGAATAGATACCGTCGAGAAGCGACAATGCCTTTTCCTGCTCCAGCCCAACATCAGCAATGCTGGGCATCCCGCCGAAACGCATATAGGCGTCAAAAACTTCGCGCAGCTCGTAGCGTTCACCACTTTTATCAAATACCTGCTTGCGAAGCCCTCCAAGGGCGCTTTGCGTTTCACGAACCTCGAAACCGTGGAAATCGAGAAACTCACGGAAAGAGAGCGGCAGCATTTCGATTTCCACGCATCGTCCGGAGAGATAGGTGGAATACTCCGAAGAAAGAAGATAGGCATTCGATCCGGTGACATAGATGTCGCAGTCAAAATCCACACGGAAGGCGTTTATCGCGTCCTCCCATGCCTCAATCCGCTGCAGCTCGTCAAAGAAAAGATACATCCGTCTTCCTGGGACGATGCGCTCTTTCACATAGCGGTAAATATCATCAGCACTCATTCCGCGGAAATCAAAAGATTCGAAATTCATCTCGATGATCTGCTCCGGCTGAATACCGGTATCCTTCAAATGCTGAATCATCAGCTTTAACAGGCTGGACTTGCCGCAGCGGCGAATGCCGGTGATCACCTTGACCGGCTCCGTATCCTGAAAGCCAATCAGTTTATTCAAATAGCTGTCACGCCGCCTGAGTTCATGGGAATCTATCATGTTTTCACACCTCCTGCGCTATTAGTATAGCACAAATCGGCGAGAAAATCAAGCAAATGCACTAAAATGCAAAAACTTTTAACATTCGACTGTTTTTGCAGAGCTACACAAACAACAGCCCACGGCTATCATAGACCGAAGCTCCGTTATCATTGCCGCAGCGGATGGCTCTATCCAGTGCCATGATTGTTGCCACGGCACCGTCGATTTTCTCTGAGGATTTCTCCTTATCCGGCTTGATGTTCCCAGCCGGATCGGTGCGGATGAAGATATTGTCCATCATCCAGCGGAGGACCGGATGCCCACCGTGGGCGATTTTCTGCTCCAGCATCAGCTTCATCAGTTCCTTGGTGGGCGGGGACATATCCTTGAAGCCCTGTCCGAAAGGGACGACCGTGAAGCCCATGCCCTCAAGGTTCTGCACCATCTGCACAGCGCCCCAGCGGTCGAAGGCAATCTCCCGGATGTTGAAGCGTTCGCCCAGGCTTTCGATGAATTTCTCGATGTAGCCGTAGTGGACTACATTGCCCTCGGTGGTTTGGAGGTATCCTTGCCGCTCCCACACATCATATGGCACATGGTCGCGCCGAACCCGGAGATCAAGGTTGTCTTCCGGTATCCAGAAGTACGGCAGGATGATGTACTTGTCGTCCTCATCTTCCGGTGGGAACACCAGAACGAATGCCGTAATGTCAGTGGTGGAGGACAAGTCCAGACCGCCGTAGCAGACGCGACCTTCCAGATCGTCCTCGCTGACAGTGAACTCACATTTGTCCCACTTGTCCATCGGCATCCAGCGCACCGCCTGCTTGACCCATTGGTTCAAGCGAAGCTGTCGGAAGGAGTTCTCTTCGCCTGGGTTTTGCTTTGCCGACTCGCAGGCGTCCTTGACCTTGTCGATACCCACCGTGATGCCGAGGGATGGGTTGGCCTTTTTCCAGACCTTTGGGTCTGTCCAATCGTCCGATTCCTCCGCACCGTAGATAACGGGATAGAAGGTATGGTCGATCTTCCGACCCTCGATGATGTCCTTGGCTTTCTGGTGGATCTCATAGCAGATGGACTTCGTATTCGTTGCCCGCCGTGGTGATAAGGAAATACAGCGGCTGCATTCGCGCGTCGCCGGAGCCTTTGGTCATGACATCAAACAGCTTGCGGTTGGGCTGCGTGTGCAGCTCGTCGAACACCACACCGTGGGTATTGAAACCGTGTTTGTTGCCCACATCGGCAGAAAGCACCTGGTAGATACTGCCCGTTGGTTGGTAAATGAGCCGCTTCTGGGAATCCAGTATCTTTACCCGCTTGGAGAGTGCCGGACATATCCGCACCATATCCGCCGCCACATTAAACACGATGGATGCCTGCTGACGGTCGGCGGCGCAGCCGTGCACCTCGGCACGTTCCTCGCCGTCACCGCAGGTGAGCAGAAGAGCCACCGCAGCAGCAAGCTCGGATTTGCCTTGCTTTTTGGGGATCTCGATGTAGGCGGTATTGAACTGCCGATAGCCATTGGGCTTGAGGACGCCGAAGATGTCCCGAATGATCTGTTCCTGCCAGTCAATAAGCTCGAAGGACTTTCTCGCCCAAGTGCCTTTTGTGTGGCACAGGCTTTCGATGAACATGACGGCATAATCCGCTGCGTCCACATCATAGTGGGAGGTTTTCTCCATGAACCTTGTCGGCGTGTATTTCTTCAGTTTTCTCGTAGAGACCACCTCCAGGGTATAAAAAATAGCCGCCACCGAAATCGATGCGACCTTCCGTATAACGAGCAGCAGCCCCTCTCGGAGCCGTTGCTTTGAATTGTTGTGGCTTACCAGTTCTCGCTGTGGAGCAGAAGCTCCAGCGCAAGCTGCGTGTTCTCATCGGTGGGCTCAATGTCCCAGCCCCTGTCGTAGTTGCAGACGATTTTGCCGTCCCGCTTGAGCATGAGCTTGGAAATGCGTCCACCCTCGATGCCCCACTCGGAACCTTCCTCGTACTGCTTCATCCAGTAGTGAAAAACCTCGCCATTAACCTTGATGCTGCTTTCTTTCCACATGGTCGTTTCCCTCCTTAGCGGCGTTCCAGGCGGATCGCGGGGAGCCGCGGGTGCTTGCCGGTCTGCCAGTCGGTGTAGGCGGCGTTGACCTCGGTCATGCCCGCCATTTTGAAGCCCAGCTTGTCGAAGGCTGCGAGGGTTGGAATCAGGTCGGAAAATCTGCTGCTGATCGTAAACTCGGTGATGCCGCTGTCGGCGAAGGTCTGGGCGATGGCCTCGATGTCGTAATCCCAAATGACGTCGCTGAAATCGATGAGCTCATTGCCTGCGTCAATGCTCTTGCGGTATGCCCAGAATGCGGTGCTGTTGATGCCGTAGTCCTGCAGGCGTTCTGCCCGCTCCGCAATGGCTCTCTCAAAAAGTTCAATTTTCTTCATGGTGGTTTCCTCCGTTCGTTTTGTTGTGAGTGTATATTACATCTGAAGTGCGGATATAGTCACACTTTGTATTTTGCCCCACATTTTCGAGCCGAAAACGCAAAGTGTGACTTTGTTTTTGCCTTTGTTTTTTCGGGTCAAAGCGGCAAGTATCGACAAGGCAGCGGTGCCAAATATGCTCCTGCCTGCGGTGCGATTCGGTCAACAGCGGGAGCGAGTTTACTTCCGCAATCTAACAAAAAACGCCGATAATTCGTGCATTTTCGAACTTTGCACCCCCTGACAATCGGTCTGCACCCCCTTGCACACCCCGGGAATAGAAAAGTCAAATTGTATCGGTGTCTATGTCCCGATGCAAACAGGTATTGGACGAACACCTATTTCTTCAGCGGCGGCTTCGCCGTGAAGTGTTCGCTCTGATCCACAACAGAAAAGCGCTGTCTTGGAAGTGATTCCGAGACGGCGCTTTTTCTATTGACCGGCAGACAGAAGAACTTTTTCTTCGGCTGGTAAAACAAAAGATGCCCGTCCACGGCTTGACCGTGACGCCGGTGGTCAGCTTGCCGCAGGACAGCGTGATGGTCTTGGTGGTCAGCGGGTCACCCATGGATTTCTGCACCGGCTCCAGCGCATCCACGCCAATGCCCGCCTTGGTTCCGGCACAGACATTGATGTGGTAATCGTGGTAAAAGCTGTTCTGCTTCTGCTGCAGCAGATTGTACATGGCGTAGCAGCTGGCCACATTGGGCAGAAACCAGAAGGTGTGGGACAGCACATTCAGCAGCCGGGTATCGGAAAACGGCATATGCCGTCAAAAAAATAGAGGGCGCTGGCCATCTGGAAAGGAGACGATAAAAATGCCAATTATGCTGACCAGAAAGGACGGCCCACCTACGCCGTTCCGCAACGCAGAGTACATCCCGTTCTACTACTTCATCCCGAAAAGCATCCTGTCCTGCTGTGGGGCGGAGCTGAACGCCATCCCGAGGAATCCGCAGGTACTGTTCCGCAACCGGGCCGCCTGTGAATTTGTGGAGAGCGATCTGTTCCGGCTGCTCATCATAGACGCCGCCGCCTTTATGGTTTGGCCGTATATGGGCTTTGGCGAGTATATGGAAATTTATACTAATGTCTTTTTAAAAAGGTTGATAATTTATCACTGTTGATGTATAATGAAGATGGTGATGAGGAATGAAAAGATACGCTTTCACGCTTGAGGAAACGCAAGAAATCAAGGCTGCGAGGAAAAAGAATCGAGACAAGAATGTTGAAAAAAGACTG